AGGAGGATAGTGATCTAGTCTTAAAGTTTCAAGAGCCAGTCGCTAAACTTGGGCAAAGGTTTGAGCAATTAAATAATAGACAATATGGCGAATTAAGGTATTTAGCAGATGCGAGTAAAAAAGGAAAATATAATGTAGAGAATCCATTTTCAACAATGATACAAGAAAGATTGATAAATACTACGACAGGAAATTCTACAACAATACAAGTAGGTACAATGGTTGATGATAACAACAATGCAGGGTTTGGTAAACCACTATTGTTTTATGGGATCTATAATGATACTGCAGGAAATATAAATATAAATTGGATAAATGGACTAAGACCAGATCCTGTAACTGATCAGCCACAAGTAGGGACTAGAACTCCATTTAACAAATATTGGATGGCAGGTGTTAGCAATGAGTTGGCTTCTGTAAATACACCTCCTACTATTAATTTGACTTATGGATCTGAGGTAAACACTTTTTGGCTTACTGATTATGGTGGAAACAACAATTCTTTATTCCAGAATTATTATCAGAATTATATTGTAAACGCTTTTGATAGTAGAAATAGACTTTATTCATTTAAAGTTAAACTAAGTATTGATCAATTGTTAAACTTAAAGTTAAATGACAGAATAATTATAAGCAATAGGCAGTATAAAATAAACAAGATTAAAATCAATATGACAACAGGGGAAAGTGATCTAGAACTATTAAACGAATTTTAATGATAAAGAATATAATTGAGTGTTTGAAACTAACAGACAAAGAAGATAAAAGCGAGGTAATTAGTATGGCAAAAGGTAAGTATCAATATCCAAAAGGTTGGAAAGATTTGCCTAGAGCATTTGATGTAATAAAAGAAAAATAATATGGCACAAGAAACTACAATAAAACTAGATGCAGATGTTAAAGATGCTATTAAGTCAGTTAAGGATCTGACTAAACAAGTAGAGGATTTACAAAAAGCACAAGAGGAGCAGTCAAAAAAACATTTGGAAGAAATCCAAAAGATTAATGATGCTCAAAAGAAACAAACAGGAATATTAGCAAAAGTAAAAGCAGGTACAAGTGCAGTTGGATTAGCAATGAAAGCCGTTCCAATTACTATTGTAGTTAAAATGTTATCAGCATTATGGAATAAGTTAAAAGAAAATCAAGAGGTTATGGACACAATCTCTGATGTTATGAATGCAGTAGGTATAGTCTTAGGCGATATAGCAACTGCTTTAAAATCGACATTTGATAGAGTTAGTGAAGCAACAGGTGGATTTGATGCTTTAGGTAAAGTATTAGGTGGAGCATTTTCTGTTGCATTAAATTCTCTAGTGTTAGTAATTCAAGGTGTTACTTGGGGTGTTAAACAATTAGAACTTGCTTGGAAAAATTGGTTTGGATCAGCAGAAGATGCCGATAAAGTAAGAGCCGAATTAGAACAATTGGAATCTGATATGGCTAAGACTACTGAAAAAATAGGCGATAGTGCTAAACAAATTGGAGAGAATTTTATAGAAGCAGTATCGGAAGTTGGAACTGCTGCATCTGAAATGACTAAAACACTTACAGAAGAAATTGGTAAAGTAGATGCAAAAGCGGCTTTGGAAAGAGGTAAGCAATTAACACAATTAAAAAAGAATTATGAAAGAGTTGCATTAGAGCAATCAAGATTAATTGAGCAATATGATAAAGAAGCAGAAACGCAAAGACAATTAAGAGATGATACTTCACTTAGTATAGATGAAAGAATAAAAGCCAATGAAGAATTAGGTAAGGTATTAGCCAAACAATTAGAAGCAGAGGAAAATGCGGCAAAAGCACAAATTGCAAACCTTAAACAACAAATGGCGTTAGAGGGCGAAAGTGAGGATCTTAAAAACAGAATATATGCTGCAAATACTGAACTTCTTGCTATCCAAGCGAAAGTTACAGGACAAGAATCTGAGCAACTTGTAAATACTAATAGTTTATTGGATGAGAAAAATGCCTTAATTCAGACAGGTATTGATAGGGAACGAGAAAGAAATAAAGTTTTATCTGATGAAGCAATTGAAAACGAGCAATATGTTTTTGATCAAATAGAATTAAAGAGAAAACAATTAGAGGATGAGAATAAAATAATTGAGGATGATATTGCTAGAAAACGAGAGTTATATGCAGAGGGAACACAGGCAAGAGTAGATGCAGAACAAGATTATCTAGATCAAATTAATAATTTGGAAGTTTCACAAAGAGAATTAGATCAGCAATATGCAGATGAAATTGTAAGAATAGAAGATGAAAAACAAGCAGCAAAATATGCAACACTTGATGCTATAATTGGTATTGCAGATCAAGAATCAGCATTAGGTAAAGCGGCACTAATTGCTAAACAACTAATGGCGGCACAAGAACTATTAGTAGATATGGGAATATTGAAAAGTAAAGCAACAATGGCAATAGCAGATGCAAATCTAAAAGGTGTTAAATCGACAACCGATACTGCAAGTGGTTTAAATGCAACATTAGCACTTGGTTTTCCTGCGGCAATTCCGGGACTTATAGCATATGCAGCAAGTGCAGTAGGAATTGTAAAAGGTATAATGACTGCAATAAAAGGAACAAAACAAGTAGCAGGATCATTAGGTGGTCAAGACAGAGGTGGTGGATCTAGTCCTGCTCCAACAACACCTGCACCTATGGTGCCAGAAACTAATTTAATTGGGGGATCTGGAACGAATCAAATAGCAGAAGCATTAGCACAAAATCAAGAAACCCCTGTTCAAGCATATGTAGTATCAAATAATGTTACTACTGCACAAAGTTTGGAAAGAAATATAGTAGATACAACAAGTTTGTAATATTAATCGTTATATAATAAAGAAAGAATTATGAGTTTAGATATAGTTGAGTTATTTTTAGAAGAAGATGATATAGATACAGGCGTAGATGCCATAAGTATTGTAGAATATCCTGCCATTGAATCTGATTTTGTGGCGTTAAAAGCCAAAGAGTTTAAATTCAAGGCAATTGATGAAGAAAAAAAGATCTTAATGGGGCCATTATTAATACCAAACAAACCTATTTACAGAAAAGATGAAGATGATAAAGAATATTACATATATTTTTCAAAAGATACTGTGAATAAAGCATCTCAAATATTTTTAAAACAAGGAAAACAAAATAATAGTACATTAGAACACCAAAAAAAGATATTTGGTCTTAGTTTAGTTGAGAGTTGGATTGTTGAAGATCCTAAAATGGATAAATCTAGAAAATATGGATTAGATGTACCAGAGGGAACTTGGATGGGATCTGTTAAAGTTGATAATGATGATGTTTGGAACGATTTTGTAAAAACAGGTAAAGTAAAAGGTTTCAGTATAGAGGGATATTTTGCTGACAGAGCATCAAGATCTAATTTTACTAAAATGTCAGAAGAAGAAATAGCAATGGACACTTTAAAAAAGATATACGATATGTTAAACGATAGAAAAAATGTCAAATAAATATTTTCCATTAACTAAAGGCCCGACACAGGGGTGGGGTGTTAAAAGAAGAAAACCTGCTTGTCTTTGTGTAGATGGGGAAACTTATAGCAATGAATGTTGTCAAGGTTATTTATGGAATCAAGGCATTGGAAGAACAAGAGGATCAAATCCTAGACAACAGAATTTAATAACAACTACTACTATCTCACAAGGTATGCCTAGAGTCTTCATTTTAGGAACAAATGTTGATAATAGTATTTTTCAAATAGTTTGGCAATTATGAGCAATAAAACAATACCAGAGTTACCATTAGTAACCTCAGCAGAATTAAGTGATAGTGATAAATTAGTCATTGTTGTAAATGGCATTACAAGTAGCGTAACCTTAGGCGAATTAAAAGTTTACATAAACACTCCTTAAACGCCCACACCTTTTATTTTTTGCGTTATATAGTTAATTATTAACATTATAAAAATTATTTTATGAACGCATTGGATATTTTAAAGCGATTCGATACTTTCCTAACAAAAGCAGAAAATGAAGAAGTTAAACTTGCTTCAATGAAACTTGCAAATGGAGCAGTATTGGAAGCAGATGAATTTGCCGAAGGACATTCAGTTTTTATAGTATCAGATGATGATCGTGTTCCATTGCCAGTTGGCGAATATGAATTGGAAGATGGCAGAATTATGGTAGTAGGCGAAGTTGGAAAAATTGGGAAAATTGGTCTGGAATCTATACCTGAAGCAGAAGAAGAAGGGTATAAAGATGGTATTGCTGATGCCAAAGAAGACATCAAAGAAGATATTGATAAAACAAAACTTCGAGATGATGGAAAAGAAGCAGCAGTTGATGATTGGGCAGGAATGGAAAAAAGAATCAAGAATCTTGAGGATGCCATTGCTGATCTAAAAGAAGACAAAGTTTCTGTTAAGAATTCTGATGATGACTCACCACAAGATCCTGATAAATATGAGGGTGGATATGTTTCTAAGCAAGAGTTTGAAGATCAAATCAACGAAATCAAAGATATGGTTTCTAAAGTTGAAGCGAAATTAAACGAGGGTAAAGAGGAAGATGGTGCATTTGTCGTTAAAGAAGAATTAGAAGAAACAAAATTATTTAAGCATAACCCTAATGCAGAAAAGAAATCTAATCTCAAAATTAAATTAGGAGAGAATAGAGGACATTTATCTGTGATGGACAAAGTTATGGAGAGAATTTCAAATATTAAAAATTAAAAAAAAAATGAGTAAGAAAAATTATAATTTAGCACAACCTCAACCTAGCCACGCTGCAGGTACACCAACATATGCTGGTCAGTGGGCAGGAGAGTACATTGCTGCGGCTTTGTTCTCTGGGGTTACTTTGGATAATGGTGGAATTACTATTAAGCCAAATATTAAGTATAAGCAGGTTATATCAACATTTAGCAATGTGTCTTCTATTAGAAGTGCAGATTGTGCGTTTGATGATACTGCTGATATTACATTAGGGGAGCAGGTTTTAGAGCCACTTCCATTTCAACAGAATATGATCCTATGTAAAGAGCAATTCCAAAATGATTGGGGTGCAGTTTCAATGGGTTATTCAGCATTCGATAAATTGCCTCCGAAGTTTTCAGACTTCTTAATAGCACATTGTTCGGCAGAAGTTTCTCAATGGACTGAGGAAAAAATCTGGCAAGGTGCAGCAGGAGCGAATTCTTTTGAAGGACTTTATACTATGATTAGTGCGGCAGGATCTGGTGCAATTGATTGTGGTGGACAAGCAGCAGGTGGAGTTGATGCGGCAAATGTCGTTGATGAACTTGGTAAACTTGTAGATGCAATACCTTCAGCAATTTATGGTAAAGATGATCTTTGGTTATATATTTCACAAAATGTAGCAAGAGCATATGTAAGAGCATTAGGTGGCTTTGCAGCAGCAGGACTTGGAGCAAATGGTGTAAATAATCAAGGAACAATGTGGTACAACAATGGATCTCTTTCGTTTGATGGAGTGAAGATTTTTGTTTGTAATGGACTAGCAGACAACACAATGGTTGCTGCTCAGAAGTCGAACCTCTATTTTGGTACAGGTTTGCTTAATGACAAAAATGTTGTAAAAGTAATTGATATGGCTGACATTGATGGATCTCAACAAGTTCGTGTAGTAATGAGATATACTGCAGGAGTACAAGTTGGAATCTTTGGCGATGTAGCATTTTACTAATATTAATCTAATAGGGGTGTAAGAAATTACACCCTTATATTAAAACCGATAAAACTATGGCTTGTTTATTAACAGAGGGAAGATTAGAACCTTGTAAGGATTCAGTAGGTGGCTTGACAAAAGTTTACTTTGCTGACTTTGGATCATTGGGTGCTGTGTCCTATGTAGGTGCAGGATCTGCTCAAATTTCAAGTTTTGCTAGTGGTACTGTATATGAGTACGACTTAAA